AAACCCACCATCTCCTTCAATTCTGGAGATAGGAACATTAAGCGACTTGTAGAGTTTCTTTTTAAAATATTCAATATCAGTGATTTCACCCAGGTTTTGTCCGCCAGGGAGAGTGGAGATTTCGGTTCCTCTTCCACCCTCACGCCTGGGAAGCCAGAAGTCCTCAAGCATTGACATGTATTTTTTGTCATCACGAATCTCTCCAGTGTTGGCGTCATATACGAGTTTGTTGCGATATCTATTCATAACATCGCGCAGATATTGTTCTGCCTTTACTTTAGGCAGATTACCTACATCGATGTAGAAGATTCTACGCTCTGGTGCTCTTGACAGTCTGTAAATAACCAGACTATCTTCAATCATTCTAAGCTGATTAAGCGATTTGATTGCCTTGTGAAGATACGAAAGAGTTGATCCTTTGTTACGGTCTACCAAACCAGATGAACAATATGTTATGGAATCTTTTGCCATCTTGATTCCTGCTGAACCACCCATCGCTCCTGGGTTTCCAGTGGGATATCCTGTCTTAGGATTGTAGAGAAAATACTCTTCAATTTCAGGAAACTCATAATCCATTGGATTATCGGATGCCTTACCAAGGTTGTTTAACCTTACCTGATCATTTGGTTTTTTCTTTTGTTGGCGTATATAACGCATCTTCATTGCGTCGATATAACGCAATTCTTGAATACCCTCTTGAGGGTTCTTCATGTCAATGACTTTATGATAATAAAGTCTACCGTCAATGTACCAATTCCTATAGATTTCGTGCGCTTTTTTGTCAAAATCTAATAACGAAAGGATATATTTAAACTCTTCTCTAATTTTCTTTTTGATGCCATCACTAGCATTCAAGTTTGAAAGTTCTATTTCTACTGGAGACTCGTTGGTGTCCGCAACAATTGCTTCATTTACAACATCTTCAATGGCACTGTCACATTCGGGATGAAGTGACATTTCACGATATCGTTTGATGAGATCAAACTCAGTTTTGTATACACCTTCAATATCAACATAAGAACCAAAAAACCCACTAGTCAAATAGTGGTCAACCCCGTCCTCATTGTTCTGAGGAACGGGGGACACTACACTAGGTGGAGTCTTATCGGTGTCCTCAATCGAGAACCCAAATAACTTTGCCATGACTATCTAACAGTCCTTTTATTGGACTATTTATCGGGTCACAAGATTGCGTTGATCAGCAGGTCCACCGTTAGTGCTGTTAGTACCAGCAACCCAGTATTGAACTTGGAAAGTAACAGTGAACTCTTCAATAGTATCAGTGGTGTCGTAAGACAGTCCTATCTCAGAAATTTCAGTGGGGAAAATGTCACTGAAATAATAAGTTCTGAGAGGAGTAACGTCTGAACGTCCGGCGCTTCCATCGCCACCACCAGAGCTGGTGGTTGAATTTCTTCCTTGATTTGCACCTCTACCAAGTTGATGAACAACTGCATTACCCATGTAAGATCCGGGAGCAGTTGCACCAGAACCATCGCTGAGTTTGTTAATACCATTCATCCACTGCTCAAACTTACTTCTAAGTCTGAAGTTTTCATCATTGATGATGGTGATGTTCCAAGTATCAAAGGTTCTGTCTCCAGCAACCTTTAGTGTTCTACCTCTAAAAGGAATTTCAATGGGAGTAATATTGGAAGCAGGAAGTGCTGCTGCCTTGCAAAGGAACTGAAATTCTTCCTTAGCATCATTACCGAAGTCACCCATATTTTCACTACCAGGCCAACCGGTAATATCAACCTCAAAGAGATTAGGACGGGCACCGCCCCCTCTGAGGGCGGATTTGAAGTTAGTGATCGTTCTTAAGTTTGCCATTAGTTGTTGCCTCCTTGTTTATTTAATACTATTATCAAACTCTGCCTGTAACTTCTTCAAATGCAACACCAGTTCGTGTGGCAACAAATGTAAGAGTGACATAGTTAATAGACTTAGTGGGTTTCAGGAAGATGTCTGCCCGGAACTCATTATTGTCAACAACGTCAGGAGTGTTATTAGAACTATCACAAATGACTCGGAAGTCGGTCAAACCTCTCTTCGCTTGAACATCACGGAGGAAGGGTTCAACAGCGTTTGTGAAGGAAGATCTTGTGATCTCATCGTTGAACTCAAAGAGTTGCTCGTTTGCGAGTCCTTCAAGTGCCTTCTCAACTGTGAGGAAGAGGCGACGAACATTGATTCTATCGAACGCGGAAGCGAAGTTTAGTCCAGTCTTATCACCGTAAAGAACGGTGCCAGTCCCTGGTAATGTGACGATAGAGTTGACTCTTGCTTCATACAGGGAGTCTCTCTGTGCTTTATTGGGATTGTATGCCAGTTTAGTGGCATTGTTAAGTACACCTCTCTGTTGTCCAGCAGGTGAATACCAGGGGAACTGATCAATTTCAGTTCTAACCATCAGACCAGCAACGTCTCCGTTGGCAGGAATGTAGCGGAACTTATTATTGAACCTGTCATACATGTACTTGTATCCGCTATCAAAGAATGCGAACGAAGAAGAAGACAGGGGAGAGAAGAACTTAATGATGTTATTTGTTTGATCCGTAGCAGATGCAACATCAACTACATTGTTTCTATCAGGTGAGATGCAAGCAACACAGTCTTTTCTACCATTTGCGATAGAAATAAGTTTATTTGCTTTTGCCTGCGACTCAACTTCAGTGGTGCAACCAGGACCCATGAGAAGGAAGTTGATTTCAATCTCATCCTTATTAGCAAACAATTCGTAACCTGCGGTCAGGTCACCAAGAGTTGCTGCCATTCCTTTGTTGTCGGTTCCACTGTAGTCCTTACCACCAACGAGGGCATAAGTCTTGTTACCGATAGCACCGAATACAGTATCTTGTGCAAGTTGTCCCCAAAGACCTTCAGCAGTTGTATTTGCTGTAAATTGTGTGGAGAAACCTGTAGCAACGGGAGTTGTACCGTGATGGGAGTCTGCTGCAGCAGATGCGTTACCACCACCGTAGATGTATTGAGAACCTTGAGCAAGGAAGTCCTTGTAGAATGTTCTCTCAGGAGAGGCGACTGCAGAAACAGTATCAGATGCCTTGGAGAGGAAAGTGTTTCTCTCAAGAACATTACCTTTAACACCTGTCAGAGTGCCTTCATCATCGACAACAACAATGTGCATTCCATCATTCAAACCTTGTCTATCGCTTACATAAGCAGATGTTGTAGGTTTGGGAGCAATCTCTTTCCAGAAGATGGTTGCATTGGAGAGTGTCAGCTGCTGACCATCATACCAGTCAGTGACTGTTCCAGCAGCACCAGCAAATACGCCAATACCTTTACCTGTGTTAATACCAGAGTTATTAACAGGGATGATAGTTGCGCCAGATACGAAAGATCTCAGAGGATCGTTCTGAACGTAAGAGATAGCGTTCTCTGTGCTTTGTCCAGAAACTCTGGATACAACTTTAACAGCGATGCTACTAGCACTGTTTGTAGAGTCAGTGGTTACACCAGTGATGATGCCTTTCAGGAAACCATTGATAGTTTTGGTTGTTCCAATACCAGGTTCAGTTCCGCTCAGTGCCATAGTGACACCAAAACCAACCTTGATGTTAGAAGCACCAGGGTCATCTGTTGTAATACCGATGACTTGATCAGCAAAGTCATCAATGAAAGCAACCTTTAAGTTGTTTGCAAATGTTCCAGGATTCTTCGCTGCGTACAGGAAGTCGGTTGCATCGTCGTAGTTGGCATTAAAGTCATCAAAGTTTTTGATCTTTAATGTGGTGGATGCCATACTGACACCAGAATTAGCATTGTTGAGGTTAGAACCATCAACTCTGACAACCTTGAGTCTTCCACCGTAAGATAGGAAGGATGATGCTGTCATCCAGTACTCATAGTGCCTATCAGTGGAAATGGGACTTCCAAACACATTGATCAGTTCTTCCTCTGTAGTGATATCTACAGCTTCCGATACGGGACCAATACTGAAAGGTGCCGCTATCGCTCCGTTGTTTTGAAGAACATTATCAGCTCTGCCTACTGTAAGATCAACCTCCCTTACAAGTATCCCAGGAGATAATTGAGGAGTCGCCATGTTTTTCTCCGTTGTCTCAGTTTATCTGTAGATATTTAGAATTTGCAGCATTTTCAGCGGGGAAACACGACGTGAACTACCAATCTGGGTAGTCCCAGTCCATAAATGGAGTTTGTTTTCTCTTGTTTTCAACAATTCTCTTGATGGTGCATTCCTTGCATTCATAGGAATATGATGATGCAACCGCTCCTCTATCCTTTCTTGTTCTATAATATCCCTCTATCAGGTTCTTCGTTTCTCCACATACTCTACACTTTCTATCGTTTAGGAGCAGATGTCCAAGTTTGATCTGTCCATCGAGATCCATTACCGATACTCCCACATGTAGGAACGGTCACCATATTCATCTGCTTGGAACCAACGGTCACCCTCGGAGTCAGTAAAACTCTCAGAACCTAAACCATCGTCAAGGAAACCAAATGGTGCCATATCCTGTTCTATCTGATTCTTCTGCTCTTCGTAGAGACGCTTTCTTATATCTTGGTCAGTAAGTTCTTTAAAATAGTCTTGTGCCACCAACCAGGCATAAATGACAAGACACATTGCCAAGTCATCATTACAACCATCTTCTGCCTCAAACGAGTTATTCTTTGAGATGAATGTTGTTAGTTCTGATATAATGTCCAAGTCATTGAAAAGAAGTTTATTCTCTTCAATCATTGTTTTCAAGTTAAGAGAACCAACCTTTTTAACAGTCTTTGACATCTTGACACCTAGTTGTGTCTTTTTGCCAGAAAAACCTTGTCCAACTATCTGTCCTGCTCTACCTCTCATAGAGCACATCAAAACGTTTTGATATTCTAAGTCATAGTGAAGTAATGATGCTACTTGATCTCCAACATCATTTACCTCACATAAAATAAAAGCATTATTATAACTCTTTGCTATTTCGTATATAACATTAGGAAATAGCATTGGTTTTATGTCATTATTTCTATATTTTGCTACAACCTTATGGGGAAACTCTGTTATATCTACACATACAAATGCAGAATAATCTTCTCCTACACCCCTGGCAACGTCAACAGTAACAACATAATCATGATCTTTTATTGGATCCTGATACACATCAAGACCAGCATTAGATGTTTGTGGTGCCTCATATACTAATGATCTCAGTTTGCTAGGAGCAATTAGAGTATCAATAGACCCAAGAAACTCACACTCAAACTCAATCTTGAACTGCTGTTCAGACGTGTTCTTGATAGTTTGCTCTTTCCACTCTTCATCTCTTCCTGGGACTTCACTCCAGTGAACGTCAGTCGGAACATACTCATTTTTTTGTTTCTCTGCATCGTGCCACAAACGGTAGAAGTGATTCATACCGTGAGGGGTAGATACAATAATTACCTTGGTGTTTTTACCAGAAGTAATAGTAGGATAAACAGATGCAAAGAAGGAGTCCGCAACATGGTTTGGAACGAATGCGAATTCGTCGAGGAAGAGAATGTTGAACGACATGCCTCGGACAGCACTTGCAGACGTAGAAGCTGCCAGTATCTTACTCCCATTTTCTAACTCCAAACTACCTTTGTTCCATACCATAATACCTTGCTGCATCCACTTGGGAAGGTTCTCATATGCAGTTTGTAACCTTCCAAGAAGTTCTCTAGCAGTCGCTGCTTTGTTTGCAAGAATACCAATGTTTACGCTATCATTAAAGATAGCATAATGCAAAAGGTAAGAAACCACTGTAGTGGATTTACCAGTCTGCCTAGGCATTTTACAGATATTGAATCTGTTCTCGTGGAAGTTGTTAATTAACTTCTCTTGAAAGCGATATGGTTTGAAGGGAACAAGACCCTCATCCAAACTAACAATTTTTACATACTTATTAGCAAAATAAACCGGATCCCCTTGACACTGAACAAATTCAATGATTTGCTCTTCAGTGAACTCAATAGGGGTATTCGCTTTTTTTAGGTTAGGGTTACCAAGATATACATTATCAGGCATACTTCACTCAGCAATTCCAACGTCTTCTTGCTTGTCTTAACCTGCTATCTGGATCTTTTGCTGCCTTTGGAAACATTTTCATTTGACCCGCAGATCTGGCACAAAAACTTTTTCTACGTTTATCGTCCGAACTTCCTTTTTTAATTTTGGAAGGATCTTTTGTTACTGCAGTTTTTAACTTTGAACCTGGGTTTCTACGACGATACGCTTCAACACCCTTTTTAGTCATTCCTGCACCACTATCTGTGGGACGTTTGTGACCAGACTTGACAGACATTCCCTTCATGTCATCTTCATCTAGTGTCCCCTCGGTCTTTTGAGCGACTTCTCCTGATACTGTTGTGTCATTTGCAACAGTTTCATTAATTTCTTTATCTTCTCCTGATCGCTCTTCTGCGACTTTGAGAAGTGGTTGTCCTGGTTCATAGTCTGAGACTCTGAAATACGTTAGTCTTGCGCCAGGATATACATTATTAATTTGATCTTGAACTTCTGTTCTAGAGGGAATACCTACTTTAGGGAAGAACATTTTTATCATCATGCTCCTTCCACGGAACACAAATGTTACTTCAACAATGTTACCAATTTTTGCAGGGATTCTTACTGCTTCTTCAACCTGCTCTTTTTTAATTTTTTCACAACGATTGTAGGTTTTACCGAAGAGTTTTTGGGTTCCTACTTTTTTGTAACCCTTCCAGCACTTTTTTGCTTCTGCTAACTCCTCTCTCCAGTTAGAAAATTCTTCTTTTTTGGTGCTATTTCCCCAATTGGCTGCACCTACCTTACGACACTTGACTAGTGCTCCCGACGCATACGCACTTGGCCAAACGGAGTAACGAGACTTAACTTTATGGTAACAGGCATCTTTAGTTCCACTGCCTTTACCCTTTTTATCCGAACCCTCTGAAATGCCAGCTTTTCTGAGTCTTTTTGCTTGACTCTTATGCATTTCAACTGCTTTGTCTAATTCTTTTGCAATACCCTTTACATTTTTAGGGTGATCTTTTCCTTCTTTCATTGACTTCTTCCGAGGGCTATCGGTACTTACATAGGTTGGTTTAGCAGCACCAGATTTTTGTGGTTGTCCTGGATCTGCTTTTCTTTTTCTTCTCTGTGCAGACTTCCTTTCGGCGTCTGTCATAGATGCTCTTTTTGCTGAAGACACACACTTAGGTGTGGTTTTTTGTCCGGGTTGTCTAGCGCAGGGTTTTCCTGAGACAACTTGAACCCATCCAGGTTTACCGCCTTTAGAGCGGGAACCTTTAAACCATTGTCGAAGACTACCACCTTCGTGGACTACTTCTTCTCCCATTCCCCCACCGTTGGATCCACCATTGCCACTCCCACTCCCATTACCACCATTGCCATTACCATTACCAGAAGAAACACTACCATTTCCATTTCCATTACCATTACCATTGCCATTCCCATTTTTAGGTTTGGCTGCTAGCATACCTCTTCCACCGACATAATAACCGGATGGAATCTTTTTACATTTTTTATCGGTAAAACAGTAATACTGTCCAGGGGGACACTTTTTCAT